TATGACTTCCGCGTAATTTGTGATGAAACAAACAACACAGGTGAAGTGATTGACCAAAATCAATTCGTGGCTGACATCTACATCAAGCCAGCACGTTCCATCAACTTCATCACATTGAACTTCATTGCCACACGAACTGGTGTCGCCTTTGAAGAAATCGTTGGCGCCTAATCTAAATAACTTCTAGGAGAAGAACACATGGATATTTCACAATTTAAGAATAAGTTAGGCGCAGGTGGTGCTCGTCCAAACCAATTTCTTGTGACTCTTACTTTCCCTGCTGCTGTTGGTGCAGGTGCCAGTGATGATTCACTACTAGTAACATCTGCCGCTCTTCCAGCATCAAATGTTAACCCAACCATCGTTCAATATCGTGGTCGTGAAGTGAAGATGGCTGGTGAACGCACATTTGATCCATGGACCATAACCGTATTGAATGATACATCAATGAAGATGCGCCAATATTTCGAACGTTGGTCCAATCTCATGAACAATCGTGTAGATAACGGCGGTTCATTGCAACCCGCTACATATATGTGTGACCTTGAAGTATCACAACTTGACCGTAATGATGCTGTCATTCGCACATATAAAATCTTCAACTCATTCCCAATTACTGTTTCTGAAGTGGCATTGGCCTACTCAGCAAACGATGTGATTTCAGAATTCAATGTGACGTTCCAATACTCACATTTTGAAGTAACACCTGTTTAATCTTATAACTAGGTAAGACATATTATGGATATTTTTGGGTACACCATTAAGCGGAAGGAACCGGCACCAACAGAACGTTCGTTTGTGCCTCCTTCCGATGAAGGGGCACTTGATACCATCAAGGCGGGTGGGTACTATGGTACCTATCTTGACTTGGAAGGTGCTGCTAAGAACGAATCAGAACAAATCAAACGGTATCGTGACATTTCATTAATGGCAGATGTTGATGCCGCCATTGATGATGTGGTGAATGAAGCCATTGCCAATCTTGATAATGAACCACCTGTGAGTATTGATTTAAAGAATGTCAAGGTGTCATCCACCATCAAGAAAAACATCGAGCAAGAATTTGAAAACATTCTTGACATGATGCATTTTAAAAACAAAGCACAAGATTATTTTCGTCGTTGGTACATTGATGGCCGAGTATATTTTCACAAAGTCATTGACACAGCAAAACCCAAGCAAGGGTTAACTGATGTTCGATACATTGACCCACGAAAAATTAAGAAAGTTCGTAATGTCATCAAAGAAAAAGAACCCAAGACTGGTGTTGAGTTTGTAAAGAGTACTGAAGAATTTTTCATGTATAATGAAAAGGGTATGCACATGACCCAAAACATCTCAGCATCCACCAATGTGCAAGGATTGAAAATCACCAAAGATGCCATTTGCTATGTACCATCAGGTTTATTTGATGTGGATAATCAAATGGTTCTTAGCTATTTACATAAAGCCATCAAGCCAGCCAATCAGTTGCGTATGATGGAAAATGCTCTTGTGATTTATCGGTTGGCAAGAGCTCCCGAAAGAAGAATTTTCTATATTGATGTCGGTAACTTACCCAAGTTAAAGGCAGAACAATATTTAAAGGACATCATGAATCGTTATCGTAACAAGTTGGTGTACGATGCCAACACAGGTGAAATTCGTGATGACAAAAAGACGATGAGCATGTTGGAAGATTTCTGGTTGCCTCGTCGTGAAGGTGGAAAGGGGACGGAAATTTCCACTCTTCCTGGAGGACAAAATCTTGGTGAAATTGCCGACATTGAATATTTCCAACGCAAATTGTATCAAGCGTTAAATGTTCCCATTTCACGTTTGCAACAACAAGCAGGATTGAACTTTGGACGTGCAGCAGAAATCACCCGAGATGAATTGAAGTTCACAAAGTTCATTGGTAAACTTCGCCGTCAATTCAGTTTAATGTTTGCTGATTTATTGAAAACACAATTGGTGTTGAAAGGCATCATCACTGAACAAGATTGGAAAGAAATGGCAGATGATGTGGAATATGTGTTTGCTCAAGATGCCTATTACACAGAAAGCAAGGATCAAGAAGTTCTTCGTTCACGCATTGAATTGATAGCTCAAGCAGATCCATATCTTAATAAGTATTTGAGCAAGTCATATATTCAAAAGAAAATCATGCGGTTGTCTGAAGAAGAAATTTCCAACATGGATTCAGAAATGAAAGCTGATTTAGCTGCAAACCCACCCATCGAATCTACAGAACCTCCTACTCAATAACAGAGGAATAATATATGTCAGACCTTAACGAAAATGTGTTGGATTTAATTGACACCATTGACAGCAATGATAATCTTGAAGCTGAAAAGCTATTCAACAACATTCTTCAATCACGTATTGATGAACTTCTTAGTGCAGCAAAAACAGAAGTGGCATCTTCTATGTTTAGCACAGAGGAATGTGCTGATTGTGATGAAGAAGTAAATGAAGCCTTGAAAGGTGGTCAACATAAGATTGACATGAACAAGAATGGTAAGTTGGATGCCATGGATTTCAAGATGCTTCGTGGTAAGAAGAAAGGTATGAAGGAAGAAGTGGAACAAATGGATGAAGCTTCATATTCAGCCAAGATGGCACGTGCTGGCAAGGATATTGGTAAGCCAGGCAAGATGTTCAGTAAGATTGCCGCCAAGGCATCTCGCAAGTATGGTAAAGAACGTGGCGCCAAGATTGCAGGTGCCGTATTAGCCAAATTACGCAAAAAGGGTAAGTAACATGGACGAAGCCAAAATGACGGATGCCGACATGGCACAGCGCGAAAAGATTGTGAAGTCAATGAAGAAAAACTTCAAGGATTTTCGCAGTCGTTATGGCGCACGTGCAAAAGAAGTGATGTATGCCACCGCCACAAAGATGGCTATGAAGGAAGAAGAAACAATAGATGAAGCTTTGTTCTACAACCCTTCCCCAAGCCACAGCCCTAAAGCGAAAAATCCCAAAGAAAAAATGTCTAAGGAGCTTCGCAAGAAAATGAATTATTTTCGCAAAAAATATGGTGCAGAAGCAAAGACAAAAATGGACATGAAGGAAGAAGAAACCATTGAAGAAGGTGAAGTAAAGAAGGCAAACAAAGAAAAGAAGAATGAATACGTGGCATCTATCATTCAAAAGAAACTTCACCCTTCCGTCCTTCCATCCAAGGCATACGGTCGTCGTAAGTTAAAGGAAGAAGAAACTATTGAAGAAAACAAGTATAGTCTACCTGCAGGTACCAACAAGCCTAAAGAACCTAAGCCAGAAAAATCAAAGAGCTCTCTTGAAAAGCGTTTTGGCCATTTAAAGCCAGGTCAATCAGCATCATTGAAGGGGGATCCAAAAGAAGTAAAGGAAGAACATCCAATGCAAGGATCCTCTGTGGAAAAAGTTCCATACAAGGAAATGGACATGGAAAACCTGGTGCAAGATGCCATCAATGATATTCCAGAAGATGATGGACCACACACCAGTGATATGGGAGAAACACCCAATTTTGCCACCGTGGCAAAACCAGAAGATGTTGTGAATCAAGCCAATAATGAAGGCAATCGTGAATCACTTACCGTGGTTGCTTCTCGTAAGTCAGGTAAACCATTCAAATCATTTCGCGCACGTAAAATGAGCTATGGTCCTGAAGATTTGTCAGGCGCTGTTGCCTCAGTGGCAGTTGGTGAATCCGTGGAAGTTGAAGAAGCCATTAAAGATGAAGCTGACAAAGGTGAATATGATTACGAAGGTGACATGGCAAAGTCCTCACTACGCACCATTGTTCGCAATGCACAAATGATGCATGATATGTTAGATGAGAACACCAATCTTCCAGAATGGGTGGCTAGTAAAATCACATTGGCTGAAGATTACATTGTAGCAGCTGCACAATACATGCAATCAGAAATGTCAGAACAAGTGGAACTAGATGAAATTTCCAAAGAACTTGCCTGGAAAGCTGCTGAAAAAGCAGCACAAAAAGCACACGTTAGCTCCTTTGCAGCATTAACTGGTAAGGAACCATACAAATCTAAATTTGAAAAAGCTGTTCGTCAACATAACAAGATAACAGCTTATGCTTCTGCAAAAACACCTAAAGTTCCATTTGTTCAACATAAAGAAGAAGTTGAACCAGTAGTGGAATACCAACGTGGATTATGGCGCCCACAAGAAGCTGGCATGAAAAAGTCTGGTCATGAAAAGGGTAAAGGTATGGTTACAACCTATCATTACCAAAAGAAAAATAGCAACACGCCAACTGGTGCTAAAATGACCATGGGTGGTGTTGATGTTCATATGGGAACAAGCAAAGCTAAAAGAAGAAAAGGATAATTAAACGTGAATACATTTGCACAGCTTGTTTCATTATTGTTTGCTAGTAGAACACAGGCTCACACCTTTCATTTGCAAACCAATTCTTTCTCTGTTCATAAAACATTGAATGAATACTATGAAGAAGTGATTTCTTTAGTAGATGAATTAATTGAAAGTTATCAAGGAAAACATGGTGTGGTAACTGGATATACTTCTCCTGCCAGTATTGAAAATTATTCTTCAGTGGAACAAGTCATAGAATATTTCATGAATTTAGCTGAAGTAGTGGAACAAGCAAGAAAAGAAATTCCACAAGATGATTATTTGCTGAATCAAATAGATGAGATTACAGCTTTAGTTTATAGCACTGTATACAAATTAAAGTTTTTAAAATAACGAGGATATATAGATGGCACTAACCGTATTAAAAAAGACTCCCATCCATTGTGTGATTGCCATTTCAGGGGCAGGTGCAACTGAAACAATTAATTTAAGCACCACTTTGGCAACTACAAGTCAAACAGCATCATCACCTGTTGTAAACATTTCTGCCATTCATTGGTCAGTGCCATCGGGCAATGCCACCATCACAAGAAATTCTGTTCAATTGTGGGCATTAACAGGCGCACGTGAATTTGATTTCAATGGGTATTCTGACAATCGTGAAAACACAAGCAACATTGTTGTGGTGACACCTGCAGGCGGTGGAACTGTGATTCTTGAACTTGTGAAGATTTCAGGATATGGTGACACACAACACGTTAATCCATTGACCTAAGGGTATACACATGAAACTCATTTCAGAAATTGTAGAAAACGTACAAGTCATTTCCGAAGGAACAAGCAAAGATTTATACATTGAAGGTGTGTTTCTTCAAAGTGAAATGGCTAACAAAAACAAGCGCATCTATCCCAAGTCGGTCATGGAAAAAGAAGTGGCACGATACATGAAGGAATACGTGGAATCAAAGCGTGCGTTTGGTGAATTGGGACATCCAGAAGGTCCCACCATTAATCTTGACCGTGTATCACACATCATCACATCTTTAAGAGAAGATGGTAACAATTACATTGGTCGTGCCAAGATTCTCAATACTCCCATGGGTAACATTGTGAAGGGGTTGATTGAAGGTGGTGCACAACTCGGTGTATCATCCCGTGGTATGGGTACGTTGAAGGAAAAGGAAGATGGCATCAATGAAGTGCAAAGTGACTTCTATCTTGCCACTGCCGCCGACATCGTGGCTGACCCTTCAGCACCAGATGCCTTCGTTCAAGGCATCATGGAAAACAAAGAATGGATGTTCATAAATGGTTCATGGACCTATCAAAACATTGATGAAACCAAAAGAATCATTGAACAAACCAAAAAGAAGCAATTGGAAGAAGTGAAGTTTCGGGTGTTTGAAAACTTCTTAAATAGTCTTTCCAAGAAGTAAACCTGTATAAATAATAGTAACGTTTGTAACTAACTTTAGGAGATAGTTAAATGGCCTCAATCGAAAACAAGATTCGTGAAATGATGAATCGAAAGGCTGAAGAATTGGCAGAAGCTT